CGAGCCAGGGCAACTCGATATGGGAATACCTACGGCGAGCAGATATCGTCAGCGGCATCGGGCATTACGGTATCCTGTTGCTGGGCATCGACGACGGGAAGGAACTAAAGGAACCGATTGACGGAATGCTGTTAGACGGCGAGCCTGTGCGACCGAACGGCGATGTAGCTGTGAGTGGTAGCAGCGGGGCGATTTACAACGCTGAAGGTGTCTTGACGGAAGTTAAGACAAAACGTCGTCTGCTGTATCTGAGGCCGTATGACGGCACGATGGCACCGGTAGCGAAGTTTGAGACGAACCGGCACAATCCACGCTACGGGATGCCGATATCGTACCACGTTACCACGGTCGACCCGTCGCTATCGGCGTCCGGTGCAATCGGTGCTCCCACGGCGACGTATGAAGTCCACTGGACACGATGTATTCATTTGACGGACGGACTCGATACCAGCGACTACTTTGCATCGCCACGAATGATGGCCGTGTTCAATCGGCTGATGGACCTGCAAAAGTTGTACGGCGGCTCGGCAGAGATGTACTGGAAAGGGGCGTTCCCCGGCATCTTTTATTCGACTCACCCATCGCTCGGCGGCGATGTAGAACTCGATATCGAGTCGATGAAGGACGAAGAAGAAGAGTTCTGGAATGGGTTGCAGCGTTCCAAGTATCTTCGCGGCATGGACGCTAAGATGCTGGCCCCTACGGTTGAGGATCCGTCGCCGCAAATCGACAAAATCATCGAAGTCATTTGCATCGTGCTTGGAATCCCGAAACGCATCTTCATGGGGAGCGAACGTGGTGAGTTATCCAGCGGGCAAGATGATTCGAAATGGAATGACCGGCTACGGGACCGGCAAATCATGTACCTCTCGCCGCGTGTCATTCAGCCGTTTATCGACCGCTTGATTAACCTCGGCGTGTTGCCGATTCCCGTGCAGGGTTATGAAGTCGTGTGGCCCGATTTGGACGTCATGTCCGCGAAAGAAAAAGCTGACGTCGGCAAGATTGAAACTGAAACACTTTCAATATACGCTGAAGGTCGGTTGTCGGAGCTGATTCAGCCGATGGATTACTTGACCGGCGTCATGCGCCGGACGGATGATGAGGCACAATCATGGCTGGATAATTCGATGGATGAATTGGCATCGGATGAACCGGGATTGCTTGATACGCCGGAAGTTGAACCGGAAGAAACGCCGCCCGAAGAATCGACAATAGATGAAGAGTTGCCGGATGATGACGATGAAGATACGGCGGATTTCGAGGTCATCGAGAATGTCTTTTGCCCAACGGGTAAGGGTGGAGGAATCGATCCAAAGTGTGGTGAAGGTGGCGGAGCTGCACGATCAAAAAGTGAAATCGCCAAGTCGTCCCACAAGCTAGTCGGACGTGACATCCAGCGATACTCGGAAGAGCACAACGAAAAGGTACTAGCGAAACTTCTCAGTGGCAAGTCGCTTCCTGATGGCGAGCCGAACGACATTGAAACCAAAAAAGGTTTGTTCGAATTGAAAACGATCACGAATAACTCGAATGGTAAACTGACGATGGATACATACTCGCAAGTCCGTAAGGTTGTGAAAGAGAACGGCACTGGCAAGTCGTTTCATACCGTCGTTTTCGACGATAGCAAAGTCTTCAACGCGAAGGGGGCGGGAAAGCACGATGAATCGAAGCGGGTGATTTACTATCGACGTGGCGTAGCCGGGTCTGCTCGCATCAAATCGATGCATCAGGTGAAGGACATGGCGGAACTGAAACGTCTGACGACGATGGATGAGTCAAAGCTGCCAAAAGGTGCCCAACGCACGGATGGCAAGTTGCGGACGGGACAATGGAAACCGACGAAACATGAGGGCGTGAATGCGTTCAAGAATTCGAAAACAAAGCAGATCGTGAAGGCGAAAAAATGAACGTGTATATTGCGGTTGACGAATCGGCACCGTCTCATCTCGCCAGCAATTCCGGCTGGGGAGAATTCGCGGAGTGGGTTGACGAACTCGACGCACCGAAGTTGAAAGCGTTGATCGATAATGGGTTCACCGAAGATATCGACGACGTCAATGCCGAGTTGACGGCGGCACTGAAAGAGCATGAGCCGAATGAAGATGTGGAGTCTACGGCAGCGGAGTTGCTGGAATGGTTAACGGTCGCGAAGAAGTCCGGCATATTGATGATTACGGATGGATCGTCGCCGGACGGTGAAGGTGATGAGGGAATCGCTGATGATCAAACCGACGAATAAGCAGTTGGGTTACTACATCCCGACTCCCGCCCAAATCGCAGCGGCAACGGCGAAGATACGGGCTGGCTGGTCGGACGATGAAGAGCGGCGGCGGAACGTCTATTATCCCCGCGAAGTCGACGTCATGTCCGTTCGCGTGCGTGGAATCGAGGTGCCAAGTGCTGACGACTAATCGCAAGTCGAATCCGCTGAAGTACGATCCGTCCGGTACGGCGACAATCCGCAAAGCGTTCACCCGCGAACTTGAAAAGCGGTTCACGAAATTCAAGCGGAAGGTTCGGACATTGATCGTCGATGACGATGCGTTCGGGCTGAAACCGTATCCGCTGCTGTCGTTTAATTCTTCCGTCCACAACGCACGCGAATTAGCCGAACTGACCGACGAGCAAAAGCTGGAAGCGTTCCGGCTCTGGCTGATCGCAAACATCGGCGACGGCATCGTGACGATATCGCCCAAAGGTTCGGGCGATTGGTGGTATCGATACATCGCAGACAGCTACGAAAAGTCCTACGGGCGAGCTTATGACCAAGTCGGCAAAAGGACGCTATCCACGATGGCACGTGATGCCGCGTTTAAGAAGTACGGACAAGTCGGCAGCGTGGCGGATTTCTATGCCGGGTCGAAAGAAGAGTTTCTTCGCTCCGCATTCGGCGGGCCGGTGCCGATTGAACGGGTCAAGTTTCTCGCCAGCCGCACGTATACCGACCTGAAGGGCGTTACGGATGCGATGTCGAATCAAATGTCGAGAGTGCTGGTCGACGGGTTGATTGCCGGTGATAACCCGCGTGTGATCGCTCGGAAGCTGGTTGACCGCGTGGATAAGATTGGTGTTACGCGGGCGAAGATGGTTGCCCACGATGCTATCATCCGCACGAATGCAGAATCGGCAATCGATAGTCTCGAATCGCTCGGCATGGATCAAGTGGGCATTTCCGTTGAATGGAGTACGTCGCACTTGGGGGTCACTGCTAAGGGATGGCCGAGCCCATGTGATATCTGCAAACCATTAGAGGGCGTGGTGTTCTCGTTAAAAGAGGCACGCGGCATGATACCTCGCCACGTTTGGTGCCGTTGTTCGATAATCCCAGTCCGTTCGGACAGTGACGCAATTCGCCCGGAGCAAATCCGCGACGCGTCGGGTATCCGCAAAGCGATTAAGGAATCGATTAAAGCGGAGCGTCCGAAGAAAACCAAGCGGACGATTGCCGAGCAACGCGAAGCTAGTACGTGGGCAGGTGCGAGGGTTAAGGTCGCGAAGAAACGACCAAAAGGCGTTTACTAGGCGAGCAACGGAATGCTGAAGGAAAGATCAAGGATGGTCAGGCCGAATCAACTGACGTTAACACAGCAAGCGATGTTCGATATCCTCAGTGATGGCAGGTTCCATTCGCGGTGGGAACTGCATCGATGCTTGCCGGACGACATGGGAGGCATCGAAAACATCAAGGCTCACTTAACGGCGATACGTAAGGTGCTTGAACCGCAGTCGATCACAATTCGGAACACGACGCAGAATCGGTGCAAGGGGTATGTGATGGTGAGATTTTTGCACGCGAATGATTAGCGTTTAGCTTTTCGTGAACGGTCGCGAAGATCGTCGCGCGACCGGCGGCAACCCACCTGCGCGACTCCGCATTATAGGCTTGCGATCCCACCGGCAGCGGGTGGTGTTGATTCTTGCGATCATGGGCACGATTCCTCCTTTTTCATCCGCGCGAGGCACGTCGGGCAATCGGCGTGCATCTTCCCCTTCGGCAACGGCCGATCATCATCTGGATAATCTTGCCACCCCGCCTCATCTATTCTCGCCGCGACCTGTTCGACGTCTGCGCCCGCGATGGCTTTGCGCGTGCCGCAATCGCAGATCAATGTTAGATATTTCATAATTCCTCCCTTTCGTGCCCCGCGTTCGCCGGCGGGGGAGCGGCTTATTCTACGCATCTGGTTTGCCGATAAAGTGCTTCTTCAGCCATTCCCCGTTGTGCAGCGGCTCCGCCCGCAGCACCGTCCCTTGTCGTCGAGCATCGCATCCCTTTCGCGTGTAGAAACCACCGACCGCGACGGGCCGGCAGACCTTGTGTCGTCGCGATCGGCAGCAGATGGTGAACCGGACTGCCGGGCCGGGGGGTGTCAATCCCATTTCGTCCACGTCACGTCGCCATAAAGATACGCATTACAGGCGTCGGAGTGGCTCGGGTAAATCTCCCGTGAAGTACGCGATTCGTAGGGCGATTTGCGCTTCGTCTGCTGGACGTACCACCCGCCGTCATCTGGAGAGTGTACAATATCAGTAACGAGCCCTTTGCTGATCTGTATCGTCGCCATGCTTCTTTCCTCCACTGTTAGCTCCGCCCCTGCCGGACTGCCGGGGCCGGGTGGTTTTATGGCTGGCCGCCAAGATGCTGGCCGGCCTCGATAGCTCCGCGACGACCAGGGACCGGGAAGCCCTCATCAGCAGCGCGGCGAATCCGTACTTTCGCGCGCAGCTTGACGCCCTCTTTTTTGGCCCACGCCCTCGCCTGAGCAACTGTCGAAAACGATCCCGCGACGTGATTGTCGTCAGTCCAGATGTTGTAATTTTCCTCGCCGCTCTCCTGCGGTACGTCGACCACGTGCTCGACGTACCCCTTTTTGCCGCGGAATGCGGCCGTGGTCGTGTAGGTGAGGTGCACGAGGTAGTTTCCCGAGGCCGTTATCGCGATGTCGGACTGTACGAGGCTCCCGCCTCGCCGCGCCATCTCCCTAGCGATAGACGATTCAGCTTCCTCGCGAGTGTTTTCCCAATATGTCACTTCGTTTTGGTCAACGTGCTTTGCCATAATCATTTCCTCTGCTGTTAAGGTTGTCGCCCCTGCCGGGGCTGGTAAATCCACCATGCTTCGGCGGGAGGATCACTCGGCGACGCCGTTCAGCGCGTCCTCACGATCATCGACGTCCGCTTCGATGAGGCGCGCCGGATTCCCCTCCATGTACTCTTCGTACAGTCCTCTTCGCGCCGCCCCGGCGAACGTGATAGCCTTCGCTGACTGAGTCAGTCGCGGTGTGCCCATCACAACTTCGCCGCCTCGCAGGTATGACGGCTGCTCGTATTCGTCGGGCAGACAGACGCGGGCCGGCCCCTCGTCATCCTCCGCCGTCCATTCTCCGGCGTTCCAGCGCCGTGCTTCCTCGGCCGTCATTTCGCACGATAAACCGCCAATCTCGTACCTATTTATTTTCGTCATGATCCATTCCTCTGCTGTGGGCCTGCCGGCCCGGTTTAGTTTTCGCGGCTCAGTCGCCCGCGTCATGTTACGTCATGATTGTACCATTATCGGCTAACGTCGTCAACGCAATTCAATACAATTTTCGAGATTTCCAGAAAATAGCTGAGCCAGTTTTTCGCCCTGTTTTCTCGCCGTAAACCCTGTAAAGGTTTAATCTTTCGCTTCGGACTTCTCACATTTGAAATCGTGGATATCATCAGGAAATGGAAATCCTTGTCGCGAATCTCTCAAAATCCGTTCGCCGTGAAACGCTCATGGGCCGCAAGATGATTGTGGCACCGGTGAGCTTGATCGCACCGGGCGTGCTGAATGGCTCGCGTGGTCCGATCCGGTATG